ATTGTTACAGTTCCTGCGCCAACAATAATATTGGCATAAGGTAACAAATCTGTAGTTAAATTTATTATAGATGCAGCAGTATCTGAACCTGCAATTTTAATAATTGCCTCAGTTTCTGATGCTTTAATAATGGTTTTTGTTAATGCTGCCATCTTTATTCCTTAATGATTACATCGAGTATTTTTAGGAAGTTATCCGAACTTTCTTTCATGAACTCGACAACCTCTACTTTATTTTCTAGTAAGTTATTTATATCTTGTTGGGTTTGAATATCTATTGCAATAACTGATTCATCTTCTAGAATGTAATGTATTTTACCATTAATAATAGAATCAAATTCATTCATTTCACGAATATTAGAAACAACTGGATCAATTGAAAAGGATTTGTCGGAAGCTATTTTAATATATTGTTCGACTATTTTATTTGTGACTTTAATATTGTGTTCTTCTTTAATTACGTCTGCAATTTTTAATATATTTTCAGAAAAGAATTCTTCATATAAATTATTGATAATATCTTTTGCTTGTTCTGAATATTTAATATGATTTTTTGCTTCCGACAAATTTCTAAACTGAGTTACTTCATTATTAATTAGTATAGTATTATCATTAGTTATCTGAATAGTATTACCAAAGTAATGGGTGCACTCCTGTATACCCATACCTGATACCGTTTCTTTTAACTTTTTAGAAAACTGTGAATAATACATTAGTCTTTAGTCATTTTGTCGACTGCTTTTGAAACACCTTTCAATCTTCTGTCTGCAACTCCAGCAGTGTTTGAATATGTCACACCAGCTCCACCACGACCAAATTTATCAGTATGAACTGCAGCATCAACTGCTGCTTTCTTAACATAAGAACCTAGAGTTGCTTTTGACAATTCATCTAGTTGCTCAAAGTCTTCAGACACCATAAAATCTTCAAGTTCTTCTAAAGAGTAATCTTCAAGAGTAAATTCTTCTGGCAAATTTACTTTTTTTCCTGCACCCTTAGAGGATTTAACAGAATATAAAGTTTTTGGATTTGCTGAACCGCCATGATTAATTGTAACATCAGCTGTTCCAGATTTTTTATAGGTTACGGTATTTGAATTTGGATTACCCATATGATTGCTATCTTGCGATAAATGATCTTTATTATTAGTACTGTATCCAGCAGTAGTCAATGTTTTATGTATTGATCTAAGTTTATTTAATTTACCTGCTAATGTTGGGTGTGTAGAAGAAGTATTTGATAAAAATGATTCTTCTAACTCTTCAAGTTCTTCTTTGGTTAATTTGCCAATTGCTGTAGCAACACCTTTAGTTCGGTTTGCAGTTTTTCTTGCTGTTGTTGGTTCGTGTGTATATGATAATACATCTTTATCCCCACGACCTGATTTGAAATTAACGGCTGCAGTATGTTTCATCAATTGGTCATGGGCTTTAGTTACATAAGAACCAAGAGTTTTCTTAGATACTTCGTCCAGTTGTTCAAAGTCTTCAGACATCATAAAGTCTTCAAGTTCTTCAACTGAATAATCTTCAAGAGTGAATTCTTCAACTGATTCTCTAGTTAATTGTTTCCATGCTTTTGCTTTTTCTTTTTCGATAAAACTTTTAGTAGTTCCACCTTGAGCATGATGCTTTATTAATTTTTCTTTGAATTTAGGATGCTTAGGATCCCAAGTTTCATATGCACCAGCACTTTCTGTAACATTGAATCTTTTAGTTTTCATATGAGCTATGAAGTCACCAAGCTTTCCTTCTGGATTAGCTTTTTTCCATTTTGTATGGTTTTTAACAAAATCAGGATGCTTTGGATCATGCAAGTCATATGCATCACGCGAATCATAACCTTCTTCTACAACTGAACCAAACATACCTTGTGCAACAGATACCCTCATATTATCTAAATGGTCAGATATTTTACTAGCCATCACATAGTTAAAACTATCTTCAATAGCAATTGAATCGCCTTCAGCAATTGCGTTAATTAAATCTTTAATAGATTCTTTAATCATTTTTGGTATCCTTAATTATTGTGCACTTTGTGCATCTTCTGGAACAGGTGGAGGATTTTCTTTATTTTGAGCAGCTATTTCTTTTATATCTTCTTCAGATTGCATTAATACATTCTTTTGAATCCATTCAATACTATAATATTTACCTACATATAAATCAATTTGTTGTAAGGTTACAATGCGTTGATTAAGAACTTCACTTTCTTTTAATTCTGAAAAGTAATTATCTTTTTGGAAATCAAACTGAATACTTTGTTTAATATCATACCATTCATCGTCTCGAATGATACCTTTAGAAATTAATTGTATTCTCAATGCATCTACAAGTAAATTAGCAAACTTTTTACGCAATCTTGTTACAAATTTATTGAACTTTACTTCTTCTCTAGTAATTTCTGTAGAACGGCCAATACTAAATCCTGTTGAAGGTTGCAATCTTCCTAATGGAACATTTAAAGCTTGATATAATTTACTTTGAAAATATTGTACATCTTCTATTTGACCTAGAGTTTGTCCGCCCGGCAGAGTAGTTATTTCTGTACCCTTACCGCCTTCTCTCCTTGGCATCCAGAAATCTTCCATCATAGACAAATGTTTACGATCATCTCTTGTTTCACCAGTAGTAGCATCATAAACAATTTTATTACGAAACTTATTCATAATATCATTTACATACTGTTCTGCTTTTAACTTAGGTAAGTTACCAACATCAATATAGAATATACGTCTTTCAGGTGCTCTTGATATACGATAAATTACTACCGCATCTTCAATCATTTTTAACTGGTTGGTTGGTTTTACTGCCTTATGTAAATGGCCTAATGTCATTCCTGAATTAGGATCAATTAAACCAGAAGGGCAATAGATAACTGAATCAAGAGATAGTTTAACACCTTGTGATGTTTGCTCACTAATTCCTTTATCATTATAGATGTAAAATTCATCTATAGATTTAACAACATCAATGCCTTTTTCATTACGTTGTTTCATTACGTTCTTGATCTTTCTTATTTTTCTTGGATCAATCTTACGTAATTCTGTAATACCTTTTTTGATATTAGCAGGATCAATCAATACTTGATAATATACTCTACCATCTATGTACCATTGACGGAAAATGTCTGGACCGAATTCTTCGAAATCAAATAGTTTTAATACTTCTTCGAATTCATCGGTGATTTTTTTCTTAATGCCATCTGAAACTTTTAAATTATCCAAATTAAGTTCAATAGATTTATCATCTTCAGTTATAATTGATTCATTAACAATATCTGTTATAGCTGAATCACAATCAGAATATTGTGCAACTTCTCGGTATCGACGGATAAGATCATTTTCATTCTTGACAATAGAATCCATATCAAGAACAAGACCATAATAATTCGCAGCACCTGATGCTGTTGTTATTACAGTACTACCGTCTTCCGAACTTGGTGGAACTACACTAAGCGGATTTTCCTTGACGGATTTCTTCTTACCCAACTCGATACCAAAAATTTGCATATTTTATCTCAAAATTATAATGAAAAATGATTAGAAACTAAATGGAATTGTTCCAACTGGAGTATCAATTGATATGTTAGTACCAAAAGAAGCACCATCAGTATCTGTACCAGTATTTGATGTAAAGTAGTTATAAGTAAATTCTACATCAAAAGTTTCAAGTTGGTTTATTACATCAAAGTCTAATTGAATAGCCCCAATAGTTGTTGGATATGCATCTGCAAATTTATATACTTTTAAAGTAGCACCATTACGATCTAATTGATGAACTTCTAAATCTACTTGATAATCGGCAGGATTTGTTTTACCTTCAGTGGCTGCATATCTTTGAATGCCTGCTTGCCAAGATTCAAATGCATTACGTAAACCAAAAGTTGTATCATTAATAAGTGTTACAGTCCATGGTTGGAAAGTACGTTCTCCTGCAATATTAACAACTCGACCTCTATATGGAACTTCTACATTTGCTATAGTAGATCCAGGAAGTTGAGCTCCTTTACATAAAAACTGTGCTCTTGCTCCTTCAAATGCACCGGCTGATACATAAGAAGGAAAATTTAAATATGCTCTAAATTGATTGGCTCGGGCACCGCCACCAATTAATTGAGATTTAAAATCGGATATATTTGCCATTTTTATTCCTTAGGTGTATGACTTTATATTATTTATAGTTAAAGTTGGGAGTGTATTTCAACTCCCAAATACTAATTAACCGCCAATTTCAGAGAAACTAATACCACTTCTTACTGCTATAAAGTTCAAAGTAATATAGTTAATTGATCGTGCAGGTTTAACATAAATATCGCCTACAAATTCATTACGATCAATTACTTCTCCAGTATTATTAGTATCATCACAAATTACTCTAAAGTCAATAATACCTCTACGACCTTTAACATCTCTCAAAAATGGTTCAACAATATTTTTGAATTGAGCTCTTGTAAACGCATCATTAAATTCAAATAATTGATATTTAGATGCAGTAGCAATTGCTTTTTCAAGGACAATAAACAATCTACGAACGTTGATACGATCAAATGCAGATGGTTTTGCCAATAATGTTTTATCACCAAATAATACAGTGCCTTGTCCAGGAAATGTAACTACAGGATTAACACCATTTTTATATACTGAATCTCTATCTATTTTAGATAAATTAGCGGCAAGTTTAACAACATTTTTAACTTGACCTCTATTATAACCTGCAGGAGACCACCAAGCATCATTAGTATAATCAGTACGTGCAGTCATACCGGCGATATCACCATTTAGTGGTACCCAACGATATTTATCATTATAACGATCATATTGATACTTATAACCAGAATCCATAATACCATAAGAAGATGATGTTAATCCATTTCTATAAGCATTAATTTTATCAGTCACAGTAGAACCTGAACCAATAATAGCATCACCGGTAGATATATCTTGTGGAGATACAAATACAACACAATCTTTACGAACTTCTGCAATATTTTGAATTACATAATTAGCAGTAGCAAAATTTGCTTTACCTACTGGTATTAAGCTAATATCATATTGACTGTCGTTTAAATATAATTCCCAAGATGTTACTGCATATGCACCATCAGAATCAGTAAAGTCATTGACTGCACCGGAAAATGAATCATTCAAAGCACCTTTTAAAGGAGCATATGAAGCACCTGCAACAACCGCAATACCCCACGCATTACCTGTACCGGAAATATTTGCAGTATGATCCATCCACCAAATATATTGTGAACGTGTATTAATTACTTCTTTATAATAGTTAATTGTACCATCATATTTTTTAGCATCTGATACTTTTGAAACATAAGCAAATTTTTCTAGAATTGTACCTTTTATTCCTGAGAATACTCCATCTTCATCAATAACAATAATATGTAATTCATCATAAAGAGCATTAGAGTTAGAAACATAATCTGAAGTTCCAGGCGCAGAATCAAATTGAGCATTATATGCCCAGTCAGCTTTCAATGCAGTACCTGCAGGAACAGAAATTACGGATCCAGGAGCTTCTAAAGTTAATGAAGTATTAGATTCAATAGACTTAACAGTACCAATAAGTACACCAGCATCTGTTTTAAGGATAGCTCCAACATGAAGTTCTGAAACAAAAAGTGTACTTACACCAACAACCGTAGTTCCACCAATAGGAACAATACTAGAAGATGTAACACTAGACAAAACTAAATTTTTAAATGTTAGTCTATCCGCCATTGAAACTTTCAATGAATTACCTAAAATACCTGCGTATTTTGCTGCCCATAAGCAGTCATACGTTGAGGTAACTAAATCATCATAAGCATCTACATTTTTAATTTTAACAGCAGTACCACTGGTACTGACGGCATTAACTGAAGTAAGAGAATCAATTCTAGATATGTATAGACTGTTTGTATATGATAAAAAGTTTGCTGCAGTAAAAAATGATTCAAAGGTACTATCATTAGGTTTGCCAAATTGTTTTACTAATTCAACTTCTGATGATAATTGTACTGGGTATTCGATTGGACCCCACTGGAACTTACCTGCAAATGCTCCAGTAGATGATGAAACTGCGGGCACAATATTAGTAAAATCTTTTTCTACTATTGTAACTCCAGGACTTAGCGCATATGCC